CAATCTTTTCATCCACCGTTTTGGGTGCAATTAAGTCAATGTATGTTACCTTGTTCGTTTGCCCGATCCGGTGAGCACGGTCCTCGGACTGCAATCGCTTTTCTAAATCAAAGCTGTTGCTGTAATAAATAACGACATTTGCCGCTGTCAACGTAATCCCGTAGCCCCCCGTTTGAGGGTTGCCTACAAAAAACCGCATCGAGGATCCCGGATCTTGGAACTGCTCGATCACACGCTGCCGCTCATCAAGCTTGGTGTCGCCGTAATACACACCTACGGAATCCATGCCGTAAGCTTTCTGTAAGGCGAGCTGAATCGCTTCAATGTCGTGCCTATAAGTCGCCCAAATGATGACCTTGCCTGAGGTCTCTTCAATTGTATTAAGCAACTCCTGAATGCGGTTGTTTGGCAGCTCCTGAATCTGCCCGTCATCAAGCTTCACGAATCCGCACACAATCTGGTGCAAACGCATCAATTGCGTAAGCGCATTGACCGTGGACACGGTTCCGGTGGAGAACTGTGCAAGCGCCATGACCTTCATCTGGTTGTATGCAGCCTGCTGCTCATCGGTGAGTTCTACGTCGCGGCGCACAAAAACCTTCTCAGGAAGATCTAAGCATTCTTCTTTGGTCACTCGAAAACTGAACCGGCTTACCAACATTTGCAACTCGTTAAGACGTTGAAATCCTACGACCTGTTTGAATGCATGCGAAGCTAGGCGACGCTCGATCACTACAGCAAAGCGTGATTGGAAGGCGTAAAAACTATCCGTACCTAGACAGTCTGAGGACAGAAAGTTGCACTGTGAAAAAAGATCCATCGGCGTTTTTGTAACAGGCGATCCCGTCATGATCCTCCTGAATCGTGCAAGCCTGCCCACTTTTAAAATATTCTTGGTCCTTGCAGCGGTATGCGTTTTGATGGTTGTGCTTTCATCAACCACCATCATCACTGTGTGTGACAATACAAAGCGATGTGCAAACTGCTTGCCCTTGTCCGTTGAAAACGCCTCAACGTTCATCACCAAAATCTTAAGGTCCTCTGTAACCTCAAAGACGGAATCCAATGCCGCCTTTTCAGCTTTGCGTGGAGAGGGCGTCCATAGTGCTGCGCGGTAAAGCACGTGCGCAGGCATGTGTTTAGGGATCTCTGCGTCGATCCAATTTCTATATACACCTTTGGGGGCAACGATCAACGCAGCATTGACTTCCCCGTTGTCGTAAAGCATGGCTAAGTTATTGATTAACATATAACTTTTGCCTGTTCCCATATCAGCAAAAAGCGCTGCTAAAGGCTTGCGCCAAAAGCGTTCAAGATATGCTTTTTGGTGCGCATAGGGCTTGTTGCGGTAGGGATAATTCGCCAGATATTGCTCTTCCATGATTCTCCTTTCTGTCGGACTTGCATGATCCGAAAACGCAGTGTACACTGCATTGACGTTTTGAGAAAGGAGAAAGACGTTGCCAAAAGTTTACGCTGTGACCGAGACCGGTCAGCACAATATATCTTCCGCTTTGGATTTTGGCGAAGTTGAAGTGCTTCTACCCAATAACGTGCAAGTGTCCTTTTCGGTGGCCCCCACCGTAGCACGCGTGCAACGACGGTTGGAAAAATTCTCCGATGATGACTACCTGCTCTTCATTGGGGATCCCACGGCAATCAGCATTGTGAGCGCTGTGGCAGCAAGTAAAAACCGTGGTAGGTTTAAATGCCTTAAATGGGATAAGCTTGAGCGTCGATACATTCCGATTCAGATTGATTTATTTCCACAGAAAGGAGAAATTTATGAGTGAAGTTTTTGAACAAGACGCTGGTGCCCTGCAAGTGGCAGACGACAAGCTTGCTGGCATTGCCCAGCTCGCCAAGCGTGCCAAAATGCTTGAAAGAGAGATCGAAGAACTTGAGTCTTCACTCTCAGAAAAGCAAGACAACTACAGAAAGCTAACGGAAGAATCACTGCCCGAGGCTTTCGCAGAGTTGGGGCTCAAGTCTTTTGCAATGGATGATGGCAGCAAGATCGAAGTCAAGCAGTTTTACAGCGCAACCATCAGCAAGGCTCGGCAGTCTGAAGCCTATGCATGGCTGCGTGAGCATGGCTACGATGACATCATCAAAAACACTGTGACGGTGCGGTTTGGCCGTCGCGAAGACGAGCTTTGTGCTCGTCTACTGGGTCTCCTCGCTACGCAAGGCTTTCCCGCTGAGCAAAACGAGAAGATAGAACCCCAAACCCTCAAGGCTTGGGTCAAGGAAATGCTGACCAAAGGGCGCGAAGTGCCTACCGAATTATTCGGTGTGTACATCGGCAACAAAGCAAGCATCAAGTCAATTTAATCACAAACCAAGGAAATTGAATCATGGCAAAAGGTGAAGTAGCATCAGTAAAACTTACGACAACTGCAATCGCAATCGTCGAAGCCTTCGAGGCGGATGCAGGCGCAGGTCTTGAGCAAATGGATAAGAGCGATTTTGCTCTTCCGTTTTTAAAAGCACTGACCAACAATTCTGATGAAATCGGTGTTGTTGAAGGTGCGATGCCTGGGATGATCTTCAACACAGTGACTCAAGAGCTTTTCGATGGCAAGAAAGGCTTGGTCGTCGTTCCGACCGCCTACGTACGGCAGTACATTGAGTGGGCACCGCGTGGCAGCGGTTCATCGGGCGCGCCTGTGCAGATCTACTCAGCAACGTCCGATATCCTTAGCCGCACCCACCGCATATCGGGTGACAACAAGGACTATTTGGATAATGGGAACTACATCGAAAACACCGCTAATCACTACGTGATGGTGGTAAGTGACGATGGCATCCCGACCCCTGCGTTGATCGTCATGAAATCCACACAACTGAAGAAATCCAGGAAGTGGAATTCAATGATGATGTCGGTGAAGTTGATTGGCAAGAACGGCCCGTATACACCACCGATATACAGCCAGATGTATCGGCTGACGACCTTGCAGGAAAGCAATGATAAGGGTAAGTGGTACGGTTGGGAGATTGAGCGTATTGGCTCTATTCCTTCTGAACAAATTGCCTCGGTTTACATGCCTGCAAAACAGTTTGCAGAGTCCGTTTGCCGGGGTGAAGTAAAAGTCAAACACGAGTCCGAAAACATCGAGTCTGACGCTAATATTCCCTTTTGATTTGCGGGGGGAAAGCCTCTCGGTTAGTACCCCTTTCTGAGAAAGCAGAAATGATTGATTTCGTCCGTTTTATGGCAATTTTTGAAGGGCTCGATATTGCCTATGGCACTTACAAAGTTGAAAAGTCGCGGGGAGACGGGAAACAGAACGGAAAAGCGGTGGTGGTCCGCCAACCGCCTACTAAAGATTTGTGGGTTAAACATATTCAAGGCGTAGAACCCTCTCTTGGAATCATCCCTATTCGAGCAGACAATACCTGCACATGGGGCTGCATCGACATTGATCAATATCCGCTCGATCACAAAGGCCTTGTAGAGAAGATACAGGAATTGCAGATGCCTTTGGTCGTTTGCCGCAGCAAGTCTGGCGGTGCTCACGTTTTTTGTTTTACCAGTGGGCCTGTCCAAGCTTCCGATATGCGCACTTATCTCAATGCATGTGCCGCGATTCTTGGTGAATCGGGTCGAGAAGTTTTTCCTAAACAAAGCGAAATTCTTGTTGAGCGCGGTGATACCGGCAACTTTTTGAATCTACCTTACTTTGGTGGAGATGAAACATTGCGGTATGCCATCAAGCCAGATGGAAGCGCCGCGACACTGGAAGAGTTTTTTAGACTTTACGATGACGCGGTTCAAGGCCCACCGCTCACGCCTCCCGAAACACCCTCAAAACCTGAGCAGCCCATTAAAGACGGTCCTCCTTGTTTGCAGACGCTCTGCGCACGCGGCTTTCCTGAAGGCACAAGGAACAACGGTCTTTTTAACATTGGGATTTATCTGAAAAGAACCGGAACAACCAATTGGGAAGACAAACTTGCTGAGCACAATCAAAAGTATTTCGGACCGCCCTTGGGCTTAACTGAGCTTCAAGTCATCGTCAAGCAACTGACTAAGAAAGATTACAAATACAAGTGTAAAGATGCACCGATTAATTCATTTTGTAATGCTGGTCTTTGTCGTACTCGTAAGTTTGGCATTGGTGCCGATGGCCCTGATTCTCCTAAAATGTCTGCCCTCTCCAAGTACAACAGTGAGCCTCCACTATGGTTCTTGGATATCAACGGAAGGCGTGTTGAACTTGACACGGAGAGTCTCCACAACCAGACGGCGTTCCAAAAAACGTGCATGGAAAAGGTTAACATGCTTCCACCAACCTTACGTAAACAAGATTGGGAACAGGTCCTTAACAACTTGTTAAAAGAAATGGTTGAGTTAGAACAAATTCAAGAAGCCTCCGAGGACACAACCATAACGGGACGCTTTACGGCGCTTGTTGAAGAGTTTACGACTCATATCCAACAGGCCATGGACCGTGATGAAATTCTCATGGGCAGACCCTGGGTGGATGAGGAAGAACAGCGCGTTTACTTCCGCATTAAGGATCTAGAAGACCATTTGAACCGCAACAATTTCAAAGGCTTAACCGCTCCTAAGATGGCGCAGCGCTTGCGTGATTTGGGCGGTGAACCACTGCCCTTGTTCCTCAAAGGACGCACCACACGCGTGTGGCGTGTACCGTGCTTTCCGAAACAAGAAGCACCTTTTGAAACACCTACCATGAAAAAGGGGAGCCCGTTTTGACTTATGAACCGCTGATAAAGCTCAATGGCTTTGATTTAGCCATCATGGGCATCACGACAACGTGGCATGGCAATAGTCTTGTTGAGCGCATTGTGTATGACGCTAACGTCATCCTTGATATCTTGATCGAGGACCATGACATGACGCCGCAAGAAGCTTACGAATATATCGACTTCAACATTATCGACGCATACCTTGGACCTGCTACGCCTGTGCTGGTTTGGATTTGTAAGGAGGATGAAATCCGTGAATACACAGAAGGTTTTTGGGCCCCCTGGGACCGGGAAAACCACGTACCTGCTAAACGTGGTCCAGACAGAGCTGGCGAACGACACCCCGTCGAACAAGATCGGGTATTTCGCGTTTACAAGAAAGGCAGCCAACGAGGCACGGGACCGAGCCATAGCACAGTTCCCGCACCTCAACCCAACCATCGACTTTCCGTGGTTCAGAACGCTGCACAGCCTAGCGTTTCGGTGCCTGGGGGTGAGTGCCAAGGAGATGATGCAAGATGAGCATTATCGAGAGTTTGGAAAAACCTGTGGTTTAGAAATCCGCACCGAAAACGAAGGCGAAGGATTTATCTCACGCGCAGATAACGCAATCCTTAACGAGATCAACCTTGCACGCATCAAGGGCCTGGACCTAAAGACTCACTATAACCAGTCCAATCTCCAGATTGAATGGTTTCATTTTGAGTACGTGGAGCGTGCTTATAGGCACTACAAAAGAGAACAAGGGCTCTTGGACTTCACCGATCTTTTGGAGATGATCGTTGAACAACCCAATCTGTTGCCAAAGCTCGATGCATTAATCATTGACGAATCACAAGATCTATCCCGCCTGCAATGGATGCTGGTCAAGGACCTCGCTAAGCGCTCAGACCGCGTCTTCTTGGCAGGTGATGATGATCAGGCAATCTATAACTGGGCCGGAGCCGATGTGGATTCGTTTTTGGCCTATCCAGGAGAAGTCAAGGTATTGGACAAATCCTACCGCATCCCTGCCAAGGTCCATGAGCTGGCAGAACGTGTGGTCAAACGCATCTCCAAGCGTCAACCTAAGCAATGGTCTTCAAAAGATGAAGAAGGCAATATCCAAACCTATAGCCATTTTTCTTACGTCGATATGACTCAGGGGGATTGGCTCGTGATGGCCGCAGCCAACTACATGCTCGATGAGATGCCTAATTGGCTCAAGAGCCAGGGGCTACTTTATGAACGATTTGGCCATCGGAGCATCAGCGAAAAAGTGCTCACTGCCGTTTACGGCTGGGAGATGCTGCGCAAGGGCGGCGAAGTGCCGCTATCGACTGTTCAAACAATTTACGCTTATCTTGACTCGGGGCTCGTTGCCAAAGGATTCAAGAAGCTTCCTAACGCGCCAGAAGACCAGTTCTATAACCTACAGTTATTGCACAATAAGTGGGGGCTACTCACAGACGGCATCTGGCATGAGGTGCTAACCAAGATCAGCCTTGAGCAGCGTGAGTACATCATCGCCTTATTGCGACGTGGTGTAAAACTTAATACGATGCCAAAGATAAAACTGTCCACGATCCACGGTGCAAAAGGCGGAGAAGCTGATAATGTTTTACTTTTAACAGATCTCTCCACAAAATTTGCTAAAGCTTATGACACAAACCCCGATGACATTAACCGGCTATTGTATGTCGGCGTCACACGCACACGCAAAGCGCTGCATCTGGTGTTACCCAACAATTCAAACAAAGGATTCCGATTGTGACCTCTACGCTTTTCCAACGAATTTCTGAGTGGGTTCCTCCTGCCTCTTTCCCGGATCTATCAGACGCCAAGGAGATTGCAATTGACCTGGAAACACGTGACCCAAACATGGAACGGTTTGGCCCAGGATGGCCAAGAAACGACGGCTACATTGTCGGTTACTCCATCGCTGTTGACGGGTGGCGGGGATACTTCCCAATTGCTCATGAAGGTGGAGGTAATCTTGACCGTGGGATCGTTGAGCGATTCATTCGACGTGTGCTTGAGCTTCCCGCTCCCAAGATCATGCATAACGCCGCCTATGACCTTGGATGGCTTCTCGCCTCTGGATTTACTGTGCGGGGTCGAATCATTGACACCATGGTCGCCGCTGCTTGCATCGATGAAAACCGATTCAGCTACGCCCTTAACGCCCTCGGTTTCGATTACCTCAAAGAGGTCAAGTCAGAACAGGGATTAAAGGAGGCTGCACAAGACTTCAATGTCCACGCTAAAAAAGAACTCTGGAAGCTCCCTGCCATGTACGTGGGCGAGTACGCCGAGCAAGACGCTGCATTGACGCTCAAGCTTTGGCAGCATTTCAAGATCATCCTACGCAACGAGGAAGTCGAATCAATCTTTGAGCTGGAGTCGGACTTGTTGCCGGTGCTGGTCAACATCACACGCCGTGGCATTCGATTTAACCGAGACAAGGCGCAGCAGCTCATCGACCAAATGCGCGAGCGTGAGCAGGCTTTAGTCAAAGAGATTCGTAAAGCATGTGGGTCACCTGTGGACATCTGGGCCGCAGCCAGCATCGCTACAGGATTTGACAATCTCGGTATTCAATACCAACGGACCACGAACGGCTTGCCAAGCTTTACGAAGTCGTTCCTTGAATCGCATTATCATCCGATCTGCAAACAGATCATCGAAGCGCGTGAACTGAACAAGACCCATGGCACGTTCCTACAGCCTTACTTAGACTTCTCTGAACACGACGGTCGTATCCACCCGCATATTAATCAGATGCGATCCGATGATGGTGGCACGGTCACAGGCAGACTTTCCATGGCTAACCCCAACCTTCAACAGGTTCCGGCCCGCCACGAGGTCATTGGCCCGATGGTGAGGGGTTTATTCTTACCTGAAGAAGGGTGCTTGTGGGCTGCGAACGACTTTTCCTCGCAAGAACCACGTCTACTTGTGCATTATGCAAGCCTCTTGGGTCTTCCTGGCGCAGACAGCATGGTCAGCGCCTACCACGCCAACCCCCGCACCGACTTCCATCAAATGGTTGCGGATATGGCCAACATTAAACGCAAAGCTGCCAAGACTATAGGTTTAGGGTTGATGTACGGCATGGGTAAGCAAAAGCTTTCTAATAGCCTTGATCTGCCGATCGATGAGGCCGAGGATTTGATCCGCAACTTCCATCAAAACGTACCTTTCTTACGCGGCACGGTGGATGCCGTGATGCGTCGGATCGAGAATCACGCCTCAGGCGGCGCTATCCGTACGCTACTTGGCCGCAAATGCCGCTTTCCACTGTGGGAACCTGTTGAGTGGGGCATCCACAAAGCACTCCCTTATGAAGAAGCAGCTGCCAAGTATGGCCAGCGCATCAAGCGTGCAATGACCTACAAGGGGTTGAATCGCTTAATTCAGGGATCCGCTGCCGATCAAACCAAACGCGCCCTGATCAAACTCGATCAAGCAGGCTTTACGCTGCTTTTGCAAGTCCACGATGAAATTGCACTATCCGTTAACTCAGTCGATGAGGCAAGAGAAGCCGCCCATGTCATGGCAACCGCCGTTGATCTGGTCGTACCCTCCGTAGTCGATGTAGAGACTGGACCTTCTTGGGGAGAAGCTGTATGATGAGAGCGGGTTATGTGAGTCTCCTTGAGCGTTTCCTAACGCTTTTTGGCCTGTGTTTCACGGGCTATTTTTTTGGAAACTCACATGCGCAAAAAATCTAAAAAAGGTCGTCCTCGCGTCTGGTATCGAATCGAGCGCAAGAAGGATTCCCCTTCGCGTCGCCAAAACAAGCCTTGGAACACCGTCACCCTGCCTTTGGACATCTACTCTATGCTCTCGGAGCTTGTTGATTTTCACAAAACAACACGAACTTCTGTGGTTCAGCGCTTGATTTATTCTGAATTTATACGTACACTGAACACGATTGACCCCGAGAAAGCCCTAGAAATGGAGAAAGTTTATGCGCAGCGGTTTGTTTCTAACGCTTCCAGCAGTTGATGTCTGTGTGTTCTACGAGGCCCTTGAACCACGGTCCTTGCTTGGCTTACCCGAACAGATAGACATTACCCACGTCTGGCTGGACTTGGACCACGGGCCAGAAGCGTCGCGCAAGAAACGCGTCAACATCCTCCATGCTTTGGACGAAGGCACCATCATCAACCTGGAGGATGAGATTCTTGAACACCGAAAAACTAACCCAAGAAAGCCTGCTCGCAAATCTGCTGTACTACAAGAACTGCCGGGATCGGTTACGGCAGGAGATGGAGGTAGCACACAACCAGTACCTATTGAATCTTTACGCATACTTGTTGACTAACCCCCCAGAAAGGAGAAATGACGATGGACCCGGATCATTTGGATGACGACGCTCATAATTTTACGTTGAAAAAAAGTTACGACGTTGCTCAGATTATTGAGTCTTTGTTGGCACAAGATGAATGCCTCCGCATCAAGGTGGCGGCGATGTTTGCTGTTGTCATGGCCGATAGTTGCGCCTTGTTTAGAACCCAGCTCAGGCTAAACAATTTTCACGACGTGACTGAAAAATTGCGTGAGCGCGTGAAAGCCGTTTACAAGGAGGGGCATCATGCAGCACTTGACCGATAGACTGCGACTCATGGCTGAGCAGCTGGATGACAAGGACCATGTCCACCTTATTATGTATGCGGTTAATCATATCGAGGCGGCTCGGTTGTGGAAAACACGATGGGCCGAGGCAGATTATCAACTGCACCGGCTGCAAACTCTCTATGATAAATTGCTGCGAGAATACAACGCCTACCGAAAAGAGAAAGAGGATTGGCAATGAAAATCAAAACAAATTCCGAGGCTACTAACGTATTAGGAACATTCCTTTACGAATGGGAACGTTTGGGGCAGTTGCCTCCTTGGAAAGATCCGAAAGTTCTTTCCGAACGTCAACGGATTGCAAACTTGGATCTTGAACGCGTTTCTGAGCGTCTCAAGCACGCCTACACGCTGTTAGAGGGGCAAAAACATGTTTAAGTTTGACGTGGTGGCATCGACTGTGCCCCAACCTGTTTTTGAACTGGATGGGGTCATGTATCTGCCGGATTATTCAAAAAAACACAGGTGGATAGGACCGGGGCCCACGGAACTCAGAACAGAATACACCACGGCTGAACTTGTGGATTTAGGAGCCGAGAAACGAATTGAGCAGCTGTGGCTACGGAGCTGGACAGAGGAAGTGACATAAACATGGACACAGTCAATCATCCCAAGCACTACACTTCGCACCCATCCGGCGTGGAATGTATTGAAATAACTGAGCACATGAATTTTTGTCTCGGTAATGCGGTGAAGTACATATGGAGAGCAAATCTCAAAGGCAAAGAGATTGAAGATTTAAGAAAGGCAAGATGGTACATTGACAGAGAGATTCAACGCATTTTAAATGGAGAAACTAATAAAAATGAAGCGGAGTTAAAACCCGCAAAAATTTTTCATAAAAATCATGCGGCAGATGAATGGAAATTACACGTGAAAGACCTGGGATAGGAGATACACATGGATGACGCTCTCAAAATTAAAGCGTATGAATTGTTAATTCAAGACATGGATGAAGAATTAACACAGGTGAGACACGATCTTGATCGGTCTTGCGATTCTTGGATTTTTGCTTTTTCGCATTTGGCTAAATTTATTCGTGTTAAACACGGCTTTGACGTTCTGCGTTCGCTTGCTGTTGAGATTGACGCGGAAGAGGCAAAGCATGGCAGTGACAAAGGATTTACTGACTTAGTGGAGTGCGATTATGGAGGATAGCGGTATGAATGTGCAATGCAACCCGCACCCCGACGCACCGCATGGCTTCATGCGTGACGCATCACACAGTGCAGGACGATATGTGTGTGAGTGTGAGTTTTGGGAAGAACCAAAGCAACAACCTGTGGGCTATGTGTCGGGGTTTTATGGGGGTTACTGCGTTATACAGCCAACTGATAAGGCTACCGTATTGCCTGTTGGTATGGCCCTGTACCGCGCACCGACAGAGTGGGTTGGGCTAACGGTAAACGAAGCACGAGAGTTTTACGAGAGCGACCTAAGCCGAGAGGACCTTATATACAAGATAGACGAGTTTTTGGAGGAGAAAAATCATGGCTAAACTTCCATACACATTTACCATCTGCCCAGATGATGAACCGCCAAAGTTGTTTACCGCATTAACACCAAGATTGCTCTTTGCCATGCGTAATGGTGTTGTAGACATGACAATTGACCAGAAGCAGCTTATTTGGCCTACCTCAAGAAAAGGGGTGACAACAATAAATAATCATAAGGACAAAT